CGGTAGCAATTGTTCTCTAGGAGGTATATTTTATGAGAAGAGACAAGATGGCTTGGATTGGAATCCTATCTTTGGTTGGACTGGTGGCTCCTGTTAGCAATGTTGCTAATGCAGATGACCTTTCAACCAACAATAACTTAATAAGTAAACCGCTAGAAGTTGAACCTGCCGACCCCAAGTCGGCTTTTTTGGTTTCTAAGGTAAAAATATTAGAGCGTTTTGAAAATAAGACAAACTTGACGGATACAGAACTAAAAACACTGTTATCTTTGGTTGGGTTTGAGGGTAGGGACTTGGTGGTTGCTTGGGCCGTGGCAAAGAAGGAGTCTAACGGACGACCTTTGGCATATAACGGTAATCACAAAACAGGCGATTCTTCTTATGGGGTATTTCAGATAAACATGCTTGATCACCTTGGACCTGACCGCAGAACCAAGTTTGATCTTGACTCAAACGCAGAACTTTTTAACCCTGTAAAGAATGCAGAGATTGCATACTACATGACAAATGGTGGAGAAGACTGGTCTGCTTGGAAAGGCTTGACTCCAAGGACTAAGGCCTGGATGCAAAAGTTTCCAAAGTAGTTTTAAAAAGAAGTACCCCCTTTAATTAGGGGGTATTTTTTTTATCTAAAAACAGCATTATTTATATGACTAATATTTAGACTATTAACATTAAAGTGGCTTGGCAAAGAAGAGACCCACAGGATAGATTGAGCCAAGTCTTCAGCGGTCAAGGCCTGCTCCTTTTTTTCTTCCTGAGTGTCAATAGTTCCTGGGCATATTTCAGTTATTTTTATATTGTGAGCAGGGAACTCAAGCCTCATAGTTTCAATAAGTCCTATCTGACCTCTTTTAGCATTTGTGTAATTTCCTCCTCCAGGATAAGGAACATTGCCACCTATAGAAGTTACAAAAATAATTGTTGGAGACTTTGATCTTTCCATACAAGGAACAAAAAGTTGAGAAAGATACATGGGTCCAGAAACATTAATATCATATGCTATTCTAAAATTTTGCATACTTTCTTCAATTATTCTTGTTGGGCCAGATCCTCCACCAGCATTATTGACTAAAAGATCTAGGGAAATATCTTTGTATTTTTCATAAAATTTTTTGATTCCATCGGGATCGGTAACATCTAGTTGATAGACATCTACATTACTAGAAGATAAGTCTAGCATTTTTTCTAAATTTCTAGAAACTGCTATAACCTTATATCCACTACTAGATAGCAACTTTACCGTTGCTCTACCTACACCTTTGCTTGCGCCCGTGACTATTGCTGTTTTCATACTATTAATTTTTTTCAAACTTATTATAATATTCTTCAAAACTAATAATAGTTGGTATATGATTAATGATTCTGGCATTTTTTCTTTTTTTAATAAAAGTTACTCTTTCATCTTCCATCTCTTGCCACTTTTCCTTACCATACTTTTCTTGCATTTCTAGCCATTTATTGCTGCCAGGGTTGTTATATCTCCAATAGGTTCTAATAATATATTTATTTCCTTTGGTAGTTGCATCAACACCATGATAATATGGGTGTCTAGATGGGAATACAACTATGTCTCCTTCTCCAGGACTATAAGAAAACTCTTTTTCAACAATTTGTAAATCTTTATCGGCAAAAATTTTAAAGTTAACATTTCCTCCAGAGTATCCATCATTTAAATAAAAAACAGCAGTAACTCCAAACTTTATTCCTGGAATATGCTCCAACTCTCTTTGATAGTCTGTATGATATGACATATTGTAGGAAGCATCTTCTTGTTGAGTATACATCGCTATGTTCCATCCAGAGTAAACCCAGTCATCTAATTCTATGTTGTTTTCTTCTACATAAAGTTTTGTAGCATTATAAAATAAATCATTTATTTGGTTTTCAAAATAAATGTCAGACTCAGTTTTATTTCGACTAGCATGATAATCAGAAATCTGCTTTTTAAAATCTTCTACATTAGGGAAACTTGAAAACTGGCAGTTATGCTCAGAAACAGAAGCGTTTGTTCCAAATAAATACCAGTCTTGCCATTCTCTATTTTTTTCAAAATACTCTATTAGATCTTTTCCATTTTTTAAAACATTTTTAAAGATCCATACCCCATGTATTTTTTCAATATCACATGTGTCCATAATTTCCTTGATCTTTACGTAATTCCATATTGTTATGTATCCAGTGGCTAGGAACCATATACTTGAAGTTGCTTTTAACTAGGTGTGCTGTATGGTAGTATGGGGCAGACGATGGGAAAATAATAATGCTACCCGCTTTTGGTTTAAGACCAAACTGTATCTGACCTTTTCCTAAAGCCTCTTCATAGTCTAATTCTGGAGATGGGACTTTATTAACATCTTCGTAATCTGACAAGAAAAACGATATCTCTCCTCCATCAAAATCATCATTTAAATACATAACAAGAGAATACCTAAGAGTTCTGTCTCCATCTAACTGGTCAAAGTGAGATCCCATACCAATTCCTGCATTATACTTTTTAATATTAAAAGTTGGGAAAAGGCGTGGCTCATCATTATCTCCAATTGTTTTAGCATAGTCTGCAGATACATCATAAAAGGATTGCATAATGTTATCATAAATATATGTCATCTTTTCTTTATATTCTGGATCCAATACTATATTGTTTATTTGATTAATATCAAACGATTTAGTTTTTCCATAAATAAAATTTTTGTCGTTAGATGCTGTCCAATCTAACCAAGTATCTTTTCCATACTCCTTATCAAGAGCATCAACCTCGTCAATTGTTTGCATTAACTTATCAAAATTTTTGACACTATCTTCATAGTAGTATATTTTATTTTCGAGCATTACTTTATTCATATAGCCATCATCTCCCTAGTATTTATTATTTTCATAAAAATCTCTTACCTTTATAAAACCAACTAAAACATATCTTATTGGACCAGCCTTTACATGCCTAACTCCATGATTAAACTCATTTGTTCCAGGAAATACAACTAAAGATCCAGGCTTTGGTTTTATCTCTATATTTTTATTACTAAAAAATAGTTCTCCGCCAGAGTAGTTATCATTTAGGTATATTATTGTAGCATATTTAATAGACGGGTCTGTATCCTGGTCTGTATGTGCCTTTAACTCAACGCCATCTTGCATTCTTTGAAAAGTTTTTAAACCGCTTGCTTCTAAAGATGGATCAGCAATAGAAACAAGTTTTTCTAGTTTGTCGACTATACCTTGAGATACTGTATCGTTATCAAGGTTATAATTTTTATCTTCCCACCCAACAGTAATCTCAAACTTTCCTTCAGCAACTAAATTTTCTACATCTTCTCTTCCAAATTTTTCTAAACAAAATCTTTTAAGATTCTTTGTATACTCTATCATCCAATCATCTTCTGAAAGGTTGTTTATAATATTATTAAGATACTCAAGATCAGAACTAGATAAAAAATCCTCAACAACAATCACATCGTCTACAACCTCATTAACAGTAAAACCAGAATCTTCTAGTTCTTTTTTTAAAAATGTAGACATTTAGCCTAACTCCTCAACCTTGTATGGATTTCCATCTAAATCAAGTTTATATCCATCTTGAAGTAGTTTTTGCCACTCTTCTTTTTCAACTTTTTGAGCATCTCTAATTTTCTGCATTTCTTCTTTCCACTGATCTCTAAGTTCTTGTGGATAAGCATCTTCTTCTCTATCATCCCAGAATGATCCAAGAGTATACCTAACACCCTTAGTAATTAGTGTTACTTCGTGCATATTTTTATGTCCCCCAGCAAATGCTGCAAGTAATCCAGTTCTTGGAGGAATTTCTATATCATGACTTGGGAACCTTAGCAAACCTCCTTCAAAATCTTCATTTAGATATAGAAATGCAGCGTATCTGCTTCTTTCAAATGGTCCAGTATTTCCATGCTCATCGGTGTTGTCTGAATGCAATCGTGCATATGCACCTGGCTCCCACTTTTGTGTATGATATCCAATTTGAACAACTTTTTCTCTAGGAATTTCATGAACAGAAGCAACGGCATCAATAATTCCATCTTTTATTTCTGAAAAAATGGTTGATGATAAACCAAACTCTTCTAACTCTGGATCGTTATCTTGTGGCAATACAGACGAATAAGACTCATAAAAAGATATTGGCGTCCAACTAATTTTTTCATTATTTGCCTGAGCGTCTAATACCTTGATTACCTTTTGACTTTCTTCTAATGTCAAAAAGTTTTCATATAGAACAATATCTTCCGTTAGTCTTATTTGATTATCTAGATTCATCTTAATCTTTCTCCATTTTCTATTATATCTCTTTGACGATGCTCTTCATAAAACTTTTTATCTAATTCTGGCTGCATAGATTCCCAAACCTCTTTACCAAATTCTTTTTCTTTTGCATACCACTCTTCTGTTCCTCTTTGGTATTTTTGCCAGTACATCCTTGCTAAAAACTTATGATTTTTATAGGATGGCATAACTCCATGAAGATATGGAATTCCCTCTTCGGTAAGGTAGTCTGGATGACCTGATGGGAAAACTAAAAGATCTCCTGCTTCGGGCTTATATTTTACTAGTTTATTACCCATTGCAAAATCAATCTCTCCACCATCGTAATTATCATTAAAATATATTGTGCAGGTTATAACAAACTTATACCCTGGAGCGTATCCTCGTTCTCTTTGATAGTCAGAATGATATCTCATTCCAACTGGAGAGTCTTCAGTACTTATGTGATATTTTCCTATTGTTCCGCCCGTCCATCTCCATGTTGGGAGTGTAAAACCATTTTCATCAATAGACTTGGCATCTAAATCTATATCAATGTTGTATCTTTTTATATAGTCTTCTGTAACTAAATGAAAATTTTCCATCATCTCTATACCAAATTTTTTTTGATTTTCCTGAGTTAATGTTTTTGTTTCCATACTTTTAAAATTTCCGTACTTATCTTCCATGCTAAACTCAGGTGCTATTGGACTTAAATATTCTCCAAAAATAGACCACTGGCTCCAAGGACTAAAAAGCCTATCTTCGCTTTCAGTTAAAGAGTCTAGCAAAACCTTATAGGAATGTGATATATCCTTAAACATATTCTTATAAACAAGAATTTTTGGATATATCTCAACTGCCTCTAAGGTTTTATTCATTATGGCTGTCTTTCTCCAGTATGCTTTGTAATCTCCCAAAAGAATGGGCAAGTATATCTAACACCACTTTTAATTTCTGTTACTCCATGTATATAGTTTTTATCCCCTGGGAAAAAATATGCTGCACCCTTTTTAGGTTTAAACTGGACCCCTTGTAGCGGAAAGTATAACTCTCCACCTTCATAATCGTCATTTAAGTAGAACAAACTAGAAAGGTCATAGTTAGGAAAATCGTTTGGTGTACCAGCATCTGGACCTTCATGTAGTTCTTTATCTGCATGCGGATTCTGGAATTGTCCAGGTAGCCACTTAACAATTGTTGTTCCAGTAGGAATAACTTCTACCTTATAAAATTCTTCGACAATTGGTTTTAACCTTTGAAAAAGTCCAGCAACTATTGGAGATATTCTTGGATCATTCTTGTCTAATGTTGGCTGAGTAGCCACTCTATCTTTCCAATAGTCTGAGTCATATACAACTGTTCCATTTTCATTTACGTGACTTTCAGTTACATCCCAGATTGTTAAAGACTTTGCAGCCTTTTCTAAAAAGTCAATTTCTTCTTGCGTCATAAAGTTTTCTAGTTCAACAATCATTTCTGGACCATTACCAAAAAATCCAGACGGAGTGAGTGACGGTGTTCTTTTTACAACTGTTGCTTCTTGATTATTATTCATCATAACATTATATCTCTTTTTTCTCTAGTCTGTGACCGTTGTGGCCGATGTGTTGTCTATGACAGAAAGTTTTAATGTTTTCGCTTCGTGCCTTCCAACAGTTTCATTTTTTTCATTAACTGCATCTCTGTACCAGTCTGTCCACTGCCCAGCCTGATTAATTTTTTGGGCTGCTTCGCCATACTCTCTATTTGCTTGCTCACGAACACGATCTTTATCTATATAATCATTAATAACAATTTCGGTGTTATTTATCATTGTAAGAGATACTGGAATTATTGTAGCAAGGACAGTACCTGCCTTTATCACAATCTCTTTGTTTGCAACCCTAGCCTTAATCGCAAGAGGTATAGGGTTTGGATAAAAAGATGTACTAATTACAGAAGACATAGTTTCAAAATCTTCATTAAAAAAGTTTACTGGGTTTATAGTTAACAAACTAATATTTTCATCAGATTTAAAAACTAGTCCAGTACTAAAACTTATTGTTGACTGTCCACGACCCGTATACATATATGGCTTTTCATCTAAGATCTTTACATTTTCTGAACTTGTATCATTTATTCCGTTCCAAATAAACCTAATGTCTTCTTCACAAGAAAGACTCC